GTTATACAGTCTAATTTTTGTAACTCAACCAATGAATGGAATGAGCCCTGTTGATAATAAGTTTTTTGAACTCATTATACCTATCGCAACATTCTTAACTGGTACACTGTCTGGCATTATGCTAGCAGGTGACGACAAAGATTTAAGAATGAAAGCTATAGAAGCAGCTAATAAACCTCCTCCACCGAGTGCTCCTACACCTTCGCCGTCGATTTCACCAAGACCAGTTGGACCTAGTCCAATGATGCCTATGGCTGCTGCTCCGGCTGCAGGAATGGGAGTTGTTTCTGCTACGGGCGTTGGTGATCTTCCAGCTTTTGGAAAACCTGCTATTCCAAATACCCCGCTAGATGACACAATGAATCCATTAGAGTAGTTGACATTGTGATTTTTGTAGTGTATAATGTTTATCATGAACCATTACGAAACTTTAGGAATCTCAGAAAACGCTAGTCAGGATGATGTTAAAAAAGCCTATAAAAAATTGGCTATGAAACATCATCCCGACAGAGGCGGAGACACAAAATATTTTCAGTCATTATCCGAAGCATATGAAACTCTAAGCGACACACACAAGCGCAGAGAGTACGATATGAGTCGAAACGGATCCCCCTTTATTAATATTAATACCGGAAATATGAATGATATTTTCGGATTCGGTATGGGAGATATGTTTGGCCATTTCTTTAGACACGAAATGCGTCAAAAAAATAGGGATCTAAATATTCAATGCACCATTACATTTAAACAAGCATTCACTGGAACTCAACTAGAAGCAAATTATAGGCTTCCGTCTGGTAAAGATCAAAGTTTAACCATTGATGTACCTCCTGGCATTGCTAACGGTCAAACCATTAGATATGCAAAATATGGAGACGATTCTTTCGCCCACCTACCTAGAGGCGATTTAAATGTTACTGTACTTGTTACACCTGATGAAAGATTTGAACGAAAAGGAGATGATATTTTTTCGCATCTCAAAATAAGCCCGTTTGAAGCTATGACAGGGTGTATAAAAGAGATAACATCTGTTACTGATGAAATTAGTACTATTACTATTAATCCTGGAACTCAATCAAACAGTCATTATGTTAAAAGAGGATTAGGATTTAGAAGTATTCATAACGGACAGTTAGGAAATTTTATTGTAGTAGTTGATATAGAAATACCAGCTATTACTGATCCAATTCTAAAAAACAAGATACAGGAACTTCATGCTGAAATTACTCAAAAGCACAGATAATTTTTTAAAAGAAGTCTTACCAGACTTTGACTTTGATAATCCCGTTATTAATCCTCTAACACTAGAAGAGGAAATGGTCAAGTTAATGGCAGAAGAAAACGGTATTGGTCTTGCTGCAAGTCAAGTAGGAGTCAATGCCAGGGTATTCGTTATGCATCTTAAAAATATGCCTGAAGTGTATACACCATTTGCTCTATTCAATCCTGTAATAATCAGTGCAAGTTCAGAACAAGTTGAAGATGAAGAAGGATGTTTAAGCTTTCCAGGATTATTTTTTAAAGTTAAAAGACCTAAAACTATAGTAGTCGAGTTTCTTGACAGAAATAAAAAATCTTATATACTAACACTAGAAGGAATCGATGCTAGATGTTTTTTACACGAGTTGGATCATTTAAATGGTGTCTGTTTTACAGACCGAATAAGTAAATTAAAACTAGATTTAGCAATTAAAAAACAAAGGAAAAGATATGGTAGAACCAAGTGACAATTTGCAGTTGGTATTTGAAGCAGCAATCGATGTAGCTAAAAAACTCAATCATGAATATCTTACAATCGAACATTTGCTGTATGCTATGTTATGCGATGAAAGTTTTACTAATTGCATTAGCGGATATGGTTCAGATCCAGAAAGCTTAAAAAAGGATGTCGAACTCTATATCAAAAATAAATTAAATGATATAGTAATCAGCGATAATACTAAGCCAAAAAAAACCCAAGCAGTTGAGCGAGTGTTAAACAGAGCATTTACTCAAGTGCTGTTTCATGGAAGACAAAAAATTGAGTCTACAGATGTTTTTGTCTCGATTATGAGCGAAAAAAAATCTTGGGCACATTTTTATATTCAACAAGCAGACATTGATAAAGATAAATTCCTCGATTATATTAATAATGCAGCAGAAGAGGAAGAGATTGAATCACATGACACACAGAGCGATCGTGCTCTAAAAGCATTTACTACAAATCTAAATGAAGCTGTTAAGAAGAATAAAGTTGATCCTGTTATTGGACGCATTGACGAGTTAGAAAATATCTCTCTAGCACTTGGACGTAGATCAAAGAGTAATGTAATTCTTGTAGGCGATCCAGGTGTAGGTAAAACTGCAATAGCTGAAGGACTTGCATATAATATTGTTAAAGGTGCAGTTCCAGATTTCCTTAAAGAATATACAGTTTATAATTTAGATATTAGTGCTATGTTAGCAGGTAGCAAGTATCGTGGAGACTTTGAAGAACGCTTTAAAGCAGTATTAAAAGGCCTAAGCAAAAAAGGAAAAACTGTCCTGTTCATCGATGAAGCACATATGATCAGCGGAGCAGGAAGTGCAAATAATAGTGCAAATGATCTCAGTAATATGATGAAACCTGCACTGAGCAAAGGTAATATTAAAGTTGTTGCTAGTACTACTTGGGAAGAATATCGTAAGTACTTTGAAAAGGATCGCGCACTAATGCGTCGATTCCAACGAATTACAGTAGAAGAACCTACTGCAGAAATGACTATACAAATCCTTAAAGGAATTAAAAAATACTACGAAACTTTTCATAAAGTTAAAATTAAAGATGATGCAATTCATTCTGCCGTAAAACTTAGCATTAAGTATCAAGCAGATAAGAAATTACCAGATAAGGCAATTGATTTAATTGACTGTGCTGCAAGTAGATTTAATCTTAAATTAGCTGATGAAAGAATAATCACTACTAATGAAATTGAATACGAAATTAGTAAAATGGTTAATATTCCTGCAGAGACAATTGCAGAACAAGAATCTTCAAATCTAGCTAATTTAGAATCTCAAATTAAAGAAGACGTCTATGGACAAGATTTTGCAATTACCGAAGTTGTAGATAAGATTCTTGTAAGCAGAGCAGGGTTAAAATCTGAAAATAAACCAGTTGGTAGTTTTGTGTTCATGGGACCAACGGGTTGCGGTAAAACTGAGACTGCTAAAGCACTGTCCAAGCACCTCGGAGTCAAGCTAATTAGATTTGATATGAGTGAATATCAAGAAAAACATTCAGTATCTAAACTAATTGGCAGTCCGCCTGGTTATGTAGGTTTCGAAGAAAATGCCGGATTATTAATTACACAGATCCAAGAATCCCCGAACTGTATACTACTGCTAGACGAGATTGAAAAAGCTCATCCGGATGTGGCAACTATTTTGTTGCAAATTATGGACAACGGATTTGTTACAGGCAGTAATGGTAAAAAGGCAGATTGTAGAAATATTATTCTAATCTTAACTACTAATGCAGGTGCAGCAGAGTCTGAAAAGAATGTTATTGGGTTTGGTGATCAAGAAAAAGTCTACGAAGATAAAGAACTTAAGAAATTCTTTGCTCCAGAATTTAGAAATCGTCTTGATGGCATTGTTACATTCAACAAGCTTGGAAAAGAAACAATGATCAAGATTGTTGGAAAATTCATGTCAGAAGTGCGTGATCAAATTAGAGAAAAAGGCGTTAAACTAAAAATCAATAACGACGCAATTGACTGGTTAGTAGAAAAAGGGTTTGATAAGAAAATGGGTGCTCGTCCTTTACAGCGTGTAATTGATAAAGAAATTAAACGTCCGTTAGCTAAGATGATACTATTTGGTGATCTTAAGAAGGGCGGAATATTGAATATTTCTATAGAAGATGATAAAATAGCACTACGACCAAAAGTTAGTAAGTCTAAAATTATAACAAATGAAATTCTTGAAATCTCATAATGTAAAATATAGCACTAAGCTATTCCAGAACAAATACAAATATAAAGTTGTATTCACTTCTGGAGTAGCTGGCTGGTTTCGAGGATCCAATGTTGAAAGAATAAACAAGTTTTATCATAGTAATGATGATCTTTATTATTCAAGACGTGCATCTTCTTCTGACAAAAATCGCGCACACAAATTAGCATCAACACTGGCTGCTATTGAAAATTGGCAGTCAAGAGTAGAAACTCCAACAGTTAGTATCTATATCAATACTGAAAAAGATCTAGAAGCAATAGTTAATGTTTGTAAAAATGAAATAAAATACATAGAAATTCCAGATCCTAATCATGTAAATTCGTTGACAGAAGGTACAATTTTAGTTAAAAAGTTAAATTTTGGTTTTAAAGTAACACTAGGTGTATCTGGACAGTGCCATGCTAATTTTGTACAATGGTGCGAAAACAATCCAAAAATAAGATTGCCTAAACGTGCAGCCAAGGATCTAAGCAAGGATCGAAGTTCGGGCGGTGGGTTTTTTTATGTCAAAGATGAAAAAAGTCTCACTATGGTTAAAATGTTCCTAGGACGTACAATTACTAAAGTAGAAACTGTAGTTCAAGCTTAAAAGCTGTTTATTAAGAGTCTCGATACGATAAATATCGTAAAGGGGCTTTTTTATGACTACATCATTACTAAGAAATTATATAGATATTTTAAACGAACAACAATCTAATCAAGTCAAAGTACCTCCAATTCCTGCTCTTCCTCCAACTGATGGGGAACTTAATGGAGGCGAAAAAGTCTATTCTAATCCCGATGGCACAAGATCATATGCTGGAGCATTTGGCAAATTTACATATGATAAATCCGGCAAGGCAATAAAATATGCCACTCCTAATCTAGGCGGATTTGGAAAAGAGATTGATTTGCAAACCGGCCTTGTTAATACAGATGCGCAGGTAGGCGACATTAAAATGTCTACTAAACAGCGTCCAGATCAGAGCACAGTCACTAGTGCTAGTACTTCTGTTGGTGCTAATACTGTTTCTATGGATCAAGGTATAGGATTTGGTGGTGCAGGCAAGGATGTTGAACAAGGTGGGAATAAAATTTATAGCGTAACTGGTCCTGATCCAGAAGATAAAAGACAAGAACCAGATAAACAAAGTTTCGTTGGTAGAAAACCATCGCAACAAGAGCTAGGTGTGTTAATGAAGGAATCTAATAAAATGTCATTAAGAAAATATTTAGATATACTAAATGAAGGTCCTCCTCCGGGAGTAGGGCCCAATGCTGCTCCTAAAAAACAAGCAGCACCAACTATGCAACAAAGAGCAGATCAATTAGCCGCAGCAGATTCTCAAACAGGACAAGGCATGAGAGATATTGAAAAAGGTAATTATGCTGGCGGAGCAGTAGGAGTAGCTAAAGGTGTAAACCAAATGGCCAATGCTGCTGGTTTGTCGTTTTTAGATAAACTAAAAATGGGCTGGATGTTTGCCAAGGCTGGAGTAAGAGGACTAATCACTGGATTAAAAGCAGGAGATGCCGGTGCAGGAGCAAATGCGGCTGCTGCTAGTCTGATAGGCGAAGTTATTCCAGAAGTACACAAGTATGTAAATAGTCCTAATTTTGCAAAAGAATTCGAAGCTGGCGTAATGAAGATGAAGGATAGTCCTGATCCTAAAAATAAAGAAATGTATCAAAAATATATGTCAGGAGAGCTAACTGCTAATAGTTTCAAAGCCTATGTAAATCGTCAATATGATGATTATTTAAAGATGCAAAAAGGTCAGAATGCATCAGGAGATGTAGATGATAATATGTATACAACACCTTCTGCTCCTATGAATACTAGTAATTACTCGGCACAAACTCCGACTCCAGCAGAAGGAATACAATATAAAAATAAAAGTCTTCTAGAGCATATCGAAGAAATAGAAAATGAAGGGTCGTTAAGTTCTGGAGATTATTTCCATATAGAACTAGCAGAAGATGAAGGCATTGAAACTTGGGTCATTGCTGAGTGGAGTGAATCTGTATTGATCGAAGCAGACTCTGCTACTCTTAAATTATTAGAAGAACACGGCTGTACCTTCCATGATGAATTAACAGAAGCAGAATACCAAGGACGCAGCGTGTCATTAGGCAAACCCATGGCTGGCGATGTTAAAAAATCTAAAGTTTATGTTAAGAAGCCAAATGGCAAAGTAGTTAAAGTAAATTTCGGCGACAAAAAGTTAAGTATTAAAAAACATATTCCTGGTCGCAGAAAATCTTTTAGAGCAAGACACAATTGTGCTAATCCAGGACCACGTTGGAAGGCACGTTACTGGTCATGCAGAGCATGGTAAAAGAGATGGATAAAATGAACCCTTTAGATATTACAAGAAAAAAAGATAAAGATACATTAGATTTTGATCTAATTGAAGATGTTATCTATTTTATGAACAATGATCCAGAATTTTATAGGAAAACCTATTTTCCATTTATTCATAAATTTAAAAGTTATATAGATGCAGGTCGCAGATTAAAACCTGTAGTGTTTGCACCTATGTGTAAAAAGGCTTTTGATTTATATCAAAATAAATTTCCTCAAGAAAGTATGCATTTAGAATTATCTAAATCAGATTATAAAGACATGTGCGGTAAATTACACGAAAAAGAAATGACCAATATTAAAGAGGGTCATTATGATTAATGTAAATGAAGGTGGAAACGTAATTCCAGGTGCTAAAGAAATTAATAAGAGAAATTTCCAAAGTGCAATGCAAAATCTTCAACAGGTATTACCAGATGGCATCAATGTCTATCCTATTGGCAGTGCAGGTAAGAAAGAAATCAGTAGTGATATTGATGCACTGATTGACGCAAAAGAATTAATGTCAGTTTTTCCTGCAAAAGAATTAAAATTAAGTCGTAAGGCTCTAGAGGACTATTTTAAAGAAAACGGATACTTTGCCGCAAGAACAGGTGTTAGTATTCACGTAGGCATTCCTACTGGCGAAGGCGAGGAAATTGTACAAGTTGATCTTATGGCTGTAGAAAATGCTGCTGAAGTCCAACCTTTACACACTCATGACTACGACGAACCTACAATGAAGGGCGGAACCTTACACGCTATATGGGCAGATTTAGCTAATATGAGTCAACTTCCTGGTCATGAAAGTCTAATGATGAGTCCTTATAAAGGATTGGTTGATAGAAATACTAAAGAATTAATAACCAGCGATAAAGACAAAATCGCAAAAGTAATTATTGGATCAACGGCAAGTGCAGATGACATGGGATCACCTAAAAAAATGCTAAAGGCTCTAGAACCATATACTGAAAAGTATCAAGCAATTAAAACAAAATATTTTCCACAAACAGAAAGTTATGTTCCTGGAACAACTACTTGGTTTAGGCAAATGATTAATATAGCGAGTGTCCGATGAAATTAAGAGAATTGTTTGAAGCTGCTGCTCCTAAAGTTGGTAGAAAATATCAACACGTAGAAGACCTTGTAATTACTAATGGAGTACAGGGCGGGCTTCACGCAGTCGAAAGACTTAGAGATATGGTAGATGATCCTAAGACTATTGAATTAAAGTGGGACGGAAATCCAGTAGTCTATTGGGGCAGAGATGCTGAAGGACGGTTTAGTCTTATACCTAAAAATGCTTGGGAATACTTAAAAAGAGGCAAGCAGGAATTAGAAAACGGTATTAAAACTGTGATGTACGATCCCGAAGATATAAAAGATTTTATATTAGGCACAGGAAAACTAGATCCAGCAAAACAAAAAGAAAGAGAAAAGTTTGCTCAAGAAATTTCTGGATTATGGAATTATTTTGAAAAAGCCAGTCCACAAAAGGGATATGTTGAAGGCGGAATACTTTTTAGACCTGGACAGCCTGGCTGGTCCGGAGATCCTAATCCTTCAACGGGTGAATTTGATTTTACTCCAAATATAACTTCGTTTCATATAGGACCAGAATCACAACTATATGAAAAAATTAAAAGAGCTAAAATAATGGTAGCAGTGACCGGCTATTACGAAGAACTTGGTAGCAGTGACGAGTTAAGATATCCAGATGCAGAAGCACTCAGCACAGAAGATGTTATAGTTCAAGGTACTACTTACATTGAAAAACTAGAAGGATTAGAAGTTCCAGAATTAGATCAAATAGAAGAATACTTAAATAATCCAAAAGTTTCTAGTGCTATTTCAAGGTACTTGTCTCCAAAGCCTGGACTGAGTAATCCGGGAAGTGTTTTATATACGTTTTTAAATGCTAATCTTAGAAAAAATAATCTTACTCAAGCATTTCAAAGTTGGTCGCCAACAAAATTAAGTGCTGGACAAAATCAAAAAATGTTGTCAGACATGGAAGGATTAGATTCTACTCTAAAAGCTGTAGAGATGCTTACAAATGCTAAAATGAAAGTGATTGCTGCTGCTAGTTTAGGAACACACGGCGGTATAAGACAAACTAAACCAGAAGGATATGCACAAGCACATCCAGGTAAAAAATTTAAATATGACATTCCTGGTCAATTTATAAAAGCGATTGATCAAGATACTTGGTCTCCAAAAAAGGATTGAAATGAAAATTAATAATTTATTTGAAGATTTAACAAGAACAGGCGAGAGTAAAAGTGCAGTAGTAGGCTGGGGACGTGGTATGGGACATAAAGGCCACATGTTCTTAGCCAGTAGCGTAGTAACTCATGCAGATGAACTTTCAGCAGATCCGTATTTTGTAGTTAGCAAAACAGTGGGCAAGGATGATCCAATAACCCCAGAAGAAAAATTAGAAATTTATAAAAAAGTTTTCCCAGAAAAAGGACATATTTTTCAAACTGCTAGCGACGAGATGCCAGACCTTACGAGAGTGTTATCAAAATTAAATAGTTTAGGCTATGATAATGTTACTGTAGTTGTAGGCGCAGATCAAAAAAAAGCACTGAGCTATGTTCAAAATTATAATGGAACTCCTGATAAAAAAGGAAATATTCCATATAGTTTTAAAGAATTGAATGTAATTAGTAGACAAGAAACTAATGATCCTAATGCAGGAGAGGAAGGACCAAGGGCCACACCAATGAGAGATATATTAAAAAATCCAAATGCAAGCGAAGAAGAAAAATTTAAATTATGGCGATCATCAATGAGCCCCGAATTAAGCGACCAAGAAGTAAAAGACTTAATGAGTAAGGCTTCGGATCGCATGGGGGAATTCACTGGGAAAAAAGATAAGGTTGCAGAATCAGTAACTCCTGATCAATTTAAAAAAACTATGCTTTCTGAAGTAAAAAGACTTGTAGAAGAAATAAAGAAAGACCCTTATATCTCTAAAATGTTAAAAGAAGATAATCAGGATGAAGACTACTATTATGTAGTTCGTCGTCAGACTGAACAAGACATTGAATTAGAAATGCCTTCAAAGATGTGGACCGGTCTTAAACCTAAACATGCCACATACGAAGAAGCCAAAGCAGCATACGAAGAACTAAAGAACAAGCATCCTAGAGAAAAGTTCACAGTTACAAGACATCCTAGGACATCTCACATAGGTGGCAAACCTAATCGAGAGTTTCCAGAAGGTGTGGCGGAAGGCTCTGACAATATTGAACAAATCAAAGCCAAAATTCGAGAGTTAGAAGCAGAACAGGAAGAAAACAAATATGGTTCTTTTGCCTATGACAGTGTAGACGCTGAACTGCAATTTTTATACGGAAAGTTAGATAAAATTAAAAAGCAAGGTGTGGCGGAAGGCTCAGATGATATTGAGGATACACGACAATGGAGAGATGCTATTGCTTTAGCCAAATCACAAAAGGCGATCCGTCAGGCTCGATATGGCAAAGACCAAAAGTTTTATGCCGACGGCACACCAGTAACTCCTGAGGAAGTTGCTCGCAGAGCCGCAGAAAGAAAAGCCAAAAAGAAAGGTGTGGCGGAAGGCTCTGGCGGTGCCAGATATAAAATAAAAAGCATTGGTAAAGACAAGAACGGTGATTATTACATCAGCCCTAACACAGGCAAAAAAGTTTACAAGAATGCTAAAGTGGGTGATCACGAAACTCCACGCGGGGAAGTAAAACCTAATGTGGCGGAAGGTAAAATTAAAATAAAAATTAAACATCCGCCAGAAACTGCTCAAGAAAAGTTATATAAGAAGCATCAAGAATTAAGAAAGAAAAGTGGCTTACCTGATCCAGAAGAATATAAAAAGAAAGCAGCCGAAAAACAAAAAGAAATTGATGACATGAAAGAAGCTAAAACTGCTGAGCCACCTAAACCAAGAAACTTTGTAGCTAAAAACGCAAAAACAGCAGGTGCAGGCAAGCATAAAGATGCTAAGAAAGCAGAAAAGCAAGGAAAAGTTAAGCACAAAGCACAGAGCATACCATTAGATGAATCTAAATGGGGGCCTGCTATGAAAGCATATGCTAAAAGAAACATACCCTAGGACCGTTTGGGGTTATGTGGCCGGCTGCTGGCCCGATCAACGGATTCGCTACCCTGAAGATCTAAAGTGAGCATAAATATTACACTATGGACAAATTAGAGAACGCACTTAAAATTGCCTTTGCAAGCGAATTTAGCTTTTATTTAAAAGCTCATAACTATCACTGGAATGTCACAGGACCTATGTTCCCACAACTTCACGACCTATTTGGAAAAATATATGAAGAAGTTTACGAAAGTATAGATCAGTTCGCTGAAGAAATTCGTGTTCTAGGCACATTTGTTCCAGCTAGTTATACTCGTTTTAGTATGTTAAGTCAAATTGAAGACGAGACTAGTATTCCAGAAGCTCAAGGTATGATTAAAGAATTGTTTGAAGATTCAGAGCGTATGATAAAAATCTTAAAATTATCCTTTGACCTAGCTAACTCCAGCGGAGAAGATGGTCTAGCTGATTTCTTGGCTGGTCGACTTGATGCTCATAAAAAGCATTCCTGGATGCTACGTTCAACTCTACAATGACCCTAGAAGAATTAAAAAAATTATCCGGTATAAGTTCACATAAAGGATACCAAGTGTGGGAAGGTAGTAATATTAGTCTCACAGGGAATGAAAAAGGCGAACTTATGAAAAAACATAAGATTAAACCAGGAACTCCAGAATGGTTCCAACTATGGTTTAGCCTTCCTTATTTAACCGGTGAAAACCCTATAGGTCATTCCAATGAAAGTTTATGAAATCGTCTCCGAAGCTGCTGTTCTGCAACGTGTACCTAAACTAGGTGCAGATGCTATCATAAATGTTGTCAAACAACGATTATCAGGAAAAATTGCCAGTGTTGTAGCTAAAAGTATTCCTGTTGTAGGAACTGTAATTGCACTTAAAGGTGCGTATGATAAACTAAAGAGTGTTTGGCAAAGTGGACAAAGTATCAGTCAGGGGGATATAATTGGCGCAGGACTTGATGTAGCAAGTACCTTTGGGTCATTCGTAACTACTATTCCCGCTACTGCCTACAGCATGGCTAGAGAATTATATGCAGAAGCCTATGCTGGCATCAAAGGGGAAGCAGTTACTCTTGAACAAGACCTAGCATCGGACCCGCAAGGAACTAAACAACGACTTAACACATTAGTGGCTAGTATTGCAGATACAATTAAAAAAGAAGTAGATTTAGCCATGGCTAAAGTTAGAGGAACACCTCAAACACCCCCTACTGCTGTAGCACAAGCACCTGCTGCTAGACCTGCTGCTGCACCTGCTGCTGCACCTGCTGCTGCGCCTGTAGCACAAGCACCTGCCCCTAAACCCGTAGCTCGGGTTTAAAAGTTAAAAATATCAAAGATATAATAACATAAAAAAAGGTTAAATATACTGTAAGGAGAACAGTATGTTTGAATTTGATTTCACCCTAAATAAATTAAAAAAAGTAGTACACAAAAACAAAGAGTTGGATATTTGGTATAATGCATTTAATACCTATCTTCCGCAATTTTACATCACAACTCCTGCTCGAGTAGCAGGATTCATTGCACAATGCCAGCACGAAAGTGCCGATTTTACTGCTCTGCAAGAGAATCTAAACTACGGTGCTAAAGGCCTAAGAGGATTATTTGGTAAGTACTTCCCAGATGACGCATCAGCAAAGGCATACGAACGTAAGCCTGAAAAAATTGCTAACAAAATATATGGCGGACGAATGGGGAACGGTCCAGAATCAAGTGGTGATGGATGGAAATATCGTGGACGTGGTATTCTACAAATAACAGGTAAAGACAATTACACAAAATGTAGTCGTGATCTGTTTAAAGATGATACCTTAATAGAAAATCCAGATTATGTAAGATATCCAGAATATGCGGTTTTAACAGCCTGTTGGTTCTGGTATAAAAATCAACTCAATGCAATTTGCGACAAAGGTGATATTGTACTACTAAGTAAAAGAATTAACGGTGGTACTATTGGTATGGAAGATCGTATCAAGCACTGGAACGATGCATTGGATGCATTTGAAGGATAATTATGAGGTTAAGGGAGCTTCTTGGCGAAACTGCAACTGCTGGAGCCACTACCGCTGCTAATGTAGGCACGGTAGTTAGTCCTCATATTGCCATAGGTAAAGATCGAGGAAAGAAAAGTTATACAGGTAGTCCAGGCAAATCAGGTACAAAAGCACCAAGTGTACCAAAAGCAGTTCAAGCTAAAAACTCTGACGGCACTGCTAAAAATGCTCTTGATATGAAGGGCAACATTTTTGGCGGCGGCGCTGTCAAACGATAAATATAGAATAAATTTGGAGAAACTCATGCATCACGATTTAATTCCGTCTGAAAGAGATCACGAAGGTAAAATGGCCCGTGCTGACCTTTTTAAACTAGCACAATATAGTTTTAAGTTATTTAAAATGCTCGATGACAATCAGCAGTTAGATGGCTGGGTACAAGCTAAGATTACCAAAGCTGCAGACTATATTGCTAGTGTATATCACTATTTAGAGTACGAAATGAAATTTAGTGATTACGGACAAAAGCTTGAAAATAGCGATCTTTATGTTGAGTCAATTCGCAATGTCTATACACAAAAACTCACAGAAGCCAAAAAGAAAATGGATAAGCTTAAAGCCTCTTTAGATAAAAAAGAAAAAGAGATGCAAGAAGGCTTTGACGAAATGGAAAAGTATCTAAAAGATAAAAAAGGTCCTCAGCCAAGTGGCAGTGCTGGTAAGAAGCAAGGATCCAGATACGGCGGCAGCAAGCAAAAAGACGATGAAGATAAAGAGAAAGACGTTAAAGAAGGTTTTCCAACTGTAGCAGATGCTAAAGCACGCCACGAAAAAGAAAAAGGCACCGGCAAGTTTGATAAAAAGAAAATTAGTACTGGCACAGTTTACACTCGTAAAGCTGATAAAGATGTTGACGATGAAGAAGATACTCCGAAGAAAAACAAAAAAGTTAAAGAAGGTGCTAAGCCAGATTTCTTAGACATGGACAAAGATGGCAACAAAAAAGAGCCTATGAAAAAGGCAGTTGCTGATAAGAAGAAAAATCCGTTTGCTAAAAAAGTCAAAGAAGACACTCGTCTTGCAATGAGCCCTGCTCCTGCTCAGAAAAAATCTGGGATACCAAGTACAGCAACAACTACAGTACCAGGTATGAGAGCCACACCTGCTGATTTAAAGAAAGCAAATTCTAGTGCTGCGCTAGGCGAAGGAAAATGCAATCATAGTGCCAAAGGTAAAAAGTGTCCAGTACATGGCCTAAAAGAATGTGGTAGTATGTATGAAAGTAAAAAAGTAGTACCTGTAATACAAGAAAGTGCTGAAGTTGCAAGACTTAAAGACTTAACTAAAAAGCTGTTAGGATAAACCATGGATTTAAAAAATTTAATTAATAAACTAGATACAATTTCTAGCAAAAAAATATTACTAGAATCCACAGATACAGATGTAAAATTAGAAACTGAAATACAATCTGTAAAAAAGGAAAACAAAAATGTGCCTAGTATGTCTGACAAACTCATTGAAAGTTTTGGCTATATCGCGGAAGCTAGTCCAGAGGAACTAATTAGACAACAACCTGCAATGAGTTATGCAGCAAACAAACTAAGCGGTGCAAATGCGACTGGAAGAGATACTACTGCAAACCCTACAGGATATGATCCTAAAAAAGTCCAATACTCATATCAAGACGGTAAAGCTAATCCTGACTGGCCTGGAAACAAGCCACCAGAAGATCAAAAAGATACTCCTACTGATCAAACCAATCCCACTGATCAAGACAAGCCTAAACCTAAATCAAAATACAATGTAAATCCTGGAACTCGTGCTTATCAACACTGGTTAAACTCGCATGGTGTCAAGGTTGCTATAGATGGCAAATATGGTCCAGCAACACAAGCTGCTGCCAGCACTATGTTTGAAAAGATCAAGGCAGCTAAAGAAAAAGATCTGTACGAGCCAAGATTTCAAGAATCACAGACTATGCTAGGAGTTGGCACAGCCCATAATGTTAAGCCAAGCCCAGGAACAAGTTACATGTGGTTAAACAGTCCTAAATACTTAGAAGCTATGAAGAAGTATGGATATGATCCTAAGACTGGTAATCCTATTCCTGGTTTCCAACATCCGAATCCAAAACTATGGGTAGGGTTTGACAGTGCCACTTCAGGACGGGGAACTCAACCAACTGACCCTAATGCCGCTACTTCAGGAGGCACTGATGCTAAAAGTAAAGCGTCGGCTATCAGTAAGGCTATCAGTGGAGCAGGAACAGACGAACAGGCCGTGTACGGTGTATTAGATACAATTAAAAATGCAGAAGAATTTAATCAAGTTGCAGCATCCTACAAAACACTCTGGGGAGGGAGTAGAGAGTTAGGCCAAGAACTTGCAGGCGATTTTAGTGGTTATGATCTAGTTATGCTAAATCAAAGATTGATGAAAATTGGATTAATTTTGAATACGCAAGGCCAAATAGTTCCAAGAAAAGCCGCAGCAGAATCAGTAGAACTAGATACAATTAAGTTTTTATCAGGACTCAAATAAAAAAGCGCCGAGGGGCGCTTTTTTAATGCCAACTACCTTGAAAACAATGTCTTACTTCATGTCCAAGTGTGTGCATGTTTAACTGTTTTGAAGTATAGATATCACAACGGTTACCATTAAAAAAACTACAAGCCTTCACTGACCAACTAATTCCGCCATATCCACGCTTCTTAGATTCTGTATCACAGGTCTTTTGAACATTATCTACTGGAAACCACTGAATAGTAGAGTTAGTAGTATAGTTATTGTTAGTGCTAAACAGTGCATTTGGATCATCATTAAAAGCATGACCGGTAGTTGTATAAAAAGCAAGCACAATCAACGATACAGTTTTTTTCATAAAGTCCACCATAGTTCGTTTAAGAAGTTTGTATTATACATGATTTTGATATCGAATACAATATTTTTGGTTAAATATCGATTTACATAATTACAATATGCTGAAAACATTAGAATCCATAGATACAGAACCGTTGTTAAATTGTTACTATAAATTAGAACCAGAAATAAGTTGGGTAGTATCAAATTGGAGTCAACAAACTGGGATTCAATATAGACGAGATGCTGTTAGTCAAACTGAACCTTGCGAAAGTCTTAAAAACGGACGAACAGAATGGGACTACTGTTTTTTACACGACATTTATAAAAACACAATTATTGAAGAATTAGTAACCAAATATAACTTATTTAGAACTAGGCTAATGTGGGTAGAACCAAAAAGTTGTTATACTATTCACAAGGATCATTCTACTAGAATACACGTACCGATTATAACCAATCCAGGCGCACTTTTTGTTTTTAGAAAAGGCTTTATGTTTAATTTAGAAGCAGGCAAAATTTATTGGACTGATACAACACTCGAACATACTTTTGCCAATTTCAGTGAACATCCAAGATTACATTTGGTTGGTTGCATAAAATAAAACAGTTGACATTTACTTTTTAATAACATATAATTACTCAGTCTAGGCAAGGAGAAAAACTATGGCAAGAATGTATGGACCAGAAGAAAAAGCTAAACTTGAAAGATTAATCAACGAAGGCTTTCAAGTACTTAGAGAAGTTGAAGATCTGCAAGAAGGATTGAAAGAAACTGTTAAGGCAGTTGCAGAGGAACTAAATATTAAACCTTCAGTAATCACAAAAGCAATTAAAATTGCACACAAGGATAACTGGAAGGTACACGAAGAAGAGTGGGAAGAAGTTGAAGCTATACTTGGTATAACCAATAATCTTCCTAAAGACTAATAAGAAGGTTGTTCCAGCCATAAATGGATCTGTTGGTATTTGCGAGCCGAAAATCGCATAGGAGATATATTTGTACGTAGACGCTTATTTTGATAGAGATTCTGATGTCATCAAAATAGTAGAAAGAAACAACAAGGGAAAAAGAGAATTTAAAGATTTTCCAGTTCGTTATACTTTTTACTATCCCGATCCTCGTGGTAAATTTACAAGCATTTACGGAGACCCGCTGTCTCGCGTAGTTTGTAGAAATTCAAAAGATTTCCGTAAGGAAATGGCTATCCACAGTAATAAAAAACTTTATGAAGCAGACATCAATCCAGTATTTGTATGTCTTAGTGAGAACTACCTTAATCAAGATGCACCAAAACTAAACATTGCATTCTTTGACATCGAGGTAGACTTCGACCCTGAAAGAGGATACAGTACTCCGGAAGATGCTTTTATGCCTATTACGGCAATCACTGTATACTTAAAATGGCTTAATCAATTAATCACTTTAGCTATTCCACCTAAAACTTTAAAAATAGATCAAGCTAGAGATCTTATTAAAGACGTACCTGATACACATCTTTTTGAAAACGAAGGAGATATGTTAGAAACATTTCTTGATCTTATCGAAGATGCAGACATTTTAAGTGGATGGAACAGTGAAGGATATGATATTCCTTATACTGTTAATCGTGTTACTCGTGTACTAAGTAAGGAAGATACTAAAAGATTCTGTCTGTTCGGACAGTATCCTAAAAAACGAGAATACGAAAAATACGGTAAATCTGCCGTGACCTATGATCTGATAGGGAGAGTTCATTTAGACAGTCTTGAACTTTATAGAAAATACACCTATGAAGAAAGGCATTCTTATAGACTTGATGCTATTGGAGAAATGGAAGTCGGTGAAACCAAGACTGTTTATGAAGGTACCTTAGATCAATTATACAACAATGACTTTCATAAATTTATTGTCTATAACAGACAAGACGTAGCACTACTGAATAAACTAGACAATAAACTAAAATTTATAGATCTAGCCAACACACTTGCACATGAATGTACTGTGTTACTGCAGACTACTATGGGTGCAGTAGCAGTTACAGAGCAGGCTATCATTAATGAAGCACATCAACGTGGCTTTCAGGTGCCTAATAGACCAAGGCGTGATGAAGATGAAGATACACAAGCAGCAGGTGCTTATGTTGCATATCCTAAAGAAGGCTTGCAAGACTGGGTTGGTTCATTAGATATTAACAGTCTTTATCCTAGTGCTATTAGAGCATTAAACATGGGTCCGGAAACTATTGTTGGACAACTAAGGCCTGTATATACAGAAACATACGTCCATGAACAAATGACTCTTAAAAAGAAATCATTTGCAGCAGCATGGGAAGGCATGTTTGGTAGTTTAGAATTTGAATCTGTAATTAAAAAAGACAAAGCGACGGCTATCACTATTGACTTTGAAAACGGTGAAGAAGTTGTCATGAGTGGTGCAGAAATTTATAAATTAATCTACGACAGTAATCAACCGTGGATGATGTCTGCAAATGGAACTATTTTTACCTATGAAAAAGAAGGTATTATTCCAGGTTTGTTAAAGCGTTGGTATGCAGAACGTAAAGAAATGCAGGCTAAACTTAAAGAGTGTATAAATGCTAGTAACAAAATTGAAGAGGAATATTGGGATAAGCGACAGTTGGTTAAGAAGATTAATCTTAATAGTTTGTATGGTGCTATTCTTAATCCTGGCTGTAGGTTTTTCGATAAAAGAATCGGTCAATCAACGACGCTTACCGGACGGCAAATTGCCAAACACATGGCAAGTAAAGTCAACGAAATAATTACTGGAGAATATGATCATGTTGGAAAAGCTATTATCTACGGCGATACTGATAGCTGTTATTTTTCTGCTTATCGGTCGCTTAAAAAAGATATTGACTCGGGCGCGATCCCGTGGACCAAAGAAACAGTAGTACAGCTTTACGATCAGATTGGCCAAGAGGTAAACAATACATTTGCCGGATTTATGGAAAATACATTTCATTGTCCTAAATCCAGAGGCGAAGTAATTAAAGCTGGTCGAGAAATTGTTGGTTCAAAAGCATTGTTCATTACTAAGAAACGTTATGCAGTATTGTATTACGATAAAGAAGGCAAGCGCACAGACACAGATGGAAAGCCTGGTAAGATTAAGGCCATGGGTCTGGATCTTAAACGTAGCGATACGCCAGAATTTATTCAGAACTTTCTGAGCGATGTACTTGAAAAAGTATTAACAGGTGCCAATGAAGAACAAGTGCTAGAGCATATTTCTAAATTTAGGACTGAATTTAAATCTCGTCCTGGTTGGGAAAAAGGTAGTCCAAAACGTGCTAACAATATTACTGACTATGAAGCTAAAGAAAAGCGGCAGGGTAAAGCTAATATGCCTGGACATGTTCGTGCAAGCATAAATTGGAATACGCTAAAGCGTATGTACGATGACAAATATTCTATGCAGATTGTCGACGGAATGAAAGTCATTGTATGCAAATTAAAAGAAAATCCATTAGGGTTTACATCAGTAGCTTATCCTACAGATGAACTACGATTGCCTAAGTGGTTCCAGGAGCTGCCATTTGATCATTTAGAAATGGAAGCAACTATTATAGATAACAAGCTAGAAAACTTAATCGGGGTCCTAAATTGGGATGTTCGATCAACTGAACAAAATAATACGTTTAACAATTTATTTGATTTTAGTTGAAAATTCTAAATACAATCAGAAAAGGAAAATAAAATGAAAGATATTTTAACAGACATCGTAGCACATACACATAGCCTGTCTATTTTACCTTTGGTAAAAATTACAGGAACTGAGACTGAGACTGCCATTGAAGCAATGGCTGAAGATAGATCAGTTATACTCTCTGCAAAATCACATGAGCCGGTTGAAGAGTTCCAAGGAGTTTTTGGAATGCCTAATCTTGATAAACTAAAACTTCACTTAAACTATGAGGAATACAAAGAAGATGCTAAAATCGAATTAACTAGAGCTGTGCGTAATGGCGAAGAAATTCCAACAGGCATTCACTTTGAAAATACAACTGGTGACTTTAAAAACGATTATCGTTTTATGAACGCCGACATTATTAACGAAAAACTTAAAACAGTTAAATTCAAAGGGGCCAATTGGGATGTTAGTATTGAACCGAGCATTAGTTCAATTCAAAGACTAAAGTATCAAGCTCAAGCACATAGTGAAGAGTCGACTTTCCAAGTAAAAACTGAAAACAACAATTTAGTGTTATTCTTTGGTGATGCAGGCACTCACGCAGGAAGCTTTGTATTCCAATCAGATATAGAAAGTAAACTAAAACAGACATGGGCATGGCCAGTGTCGCAAGTGTTAAGTATTTTAAATCTAAGCGGAGACAAAAAACTGATGATTAGCGATGCTGGAGCTATGATGATCAGTGTAGACAGTGGTCTGGTAAACTACAACTACATTCTCCCAGCACAGACAAAATAAGGGATAACGATGACATTCGTATTAAACTATGTTAAAGATCATATTCCTCAAATGGAAATGATTGGAGTAGTAATGCGTATTATAAGTTTTACATTAGTATCATGGTTAGGGCCAGCAAGTCCTTTTATGTTTGTTTGGATTTTTAACACTATAGATGCTGTACTTTTAACGTATTGTGCAACTATAAAGAAAGACAAAGCATATACACTTTTAAATGGATTTTGGATCATAGTTGGTCTAATTGGAATTGCTAGGGCAGGAGGATTGTTATGAGTGGAATGAGAGAAAAAGATCAAGCAGATTTTGATTTAGAGACATTTGTGGACTTATTTGATACAGCGATGAGTTCAGATAATCCAGCAGTACAACGTGCATTAAAGAATCTGATTCTTATTAGTGCTATGGTTAATGCGCAAAATGATCCTAGTGGTTTGACTAAAGGACCACTACGTAGAGTAGTCGAAGATATGAGACATCTAAGTAGAAGAATAGAGCAACTGGAAAGTGCAGGCGCATATAGATCTACATATACTACAAAAACTACTACAGGTACTGGAACTCCATACACGCCTAATCAGACTCAGTGGCCTAATGTATTGCCTGGAACTATTCCCCCTGGAACTATAATTGGTGGGCAAAGTATCAGTGGTGGTCCTAGTAATCTAGCAGCAACTAGTCAAATAGATGTTAAAGTAGGCAATTTATTAGATAAGTTAGAATTAAAATGAATAAAAATTTAACTGCATCTCAAAACGATTATGCATATTTTTTGCCGGCAACTAGCGGGTTTTACGCAACCTTTATTGGTAAGCAACGGTACGGAAATTACGTTGACCCTGCACGTATTCCTAAAAGTTTTGTCAATGGTATAGAAAGTTTAAATTATCTTGAACCAGAAAAAGGATTATTTTATTATGATCACTGTCTGTATTCAGCAGGTCATGCTAACTTAGATCTTAACAAACAAGACGAAAGTGAAGACATGTTTCGTAATCGTGACCGCAGTACTTCATGGGTACTAGGTGACTCGGGCGGTTTCCAAATTGGTAAAGGTGTCTGGGAAGCAGATTGGAAAGATCCTAACTGTCCTAAAGCACAAAAGAAACGCAGTCAAGTGTTAAATTGGATGGATACACTTATGGACTACGGTATGTGCCTTGATATTCCAGCATGGGTCGCTCGTAGTCCGGAAGGACAAAAGGCTACCGGTATTACTACATATGCAGAAGCAGTGCAAGGAACGTATATCAATAATGATTACTTCGTAAACAACAGAAATGGTAATTGTAAATTCTTAAATGTTCTGCAAGGCGAAAATCACGCAGATGCCGAAGATTGGTATCAGCGTATGAAAAAGTATTGTGACCCTAAGCAGTACAGTGACCGTGCATTTAACGGTTGGGCCATGGGCGGTCAAAACATGTGTGATATACATCTAGTTCTAAAAAGAATCAACTCTTTAAGATTCGACGGCTTGCTAGAAAAAGATCAACAAGACTGGATGCACTTTTTAGGAACCAGTAAACTAGAATGGGCTACCTTACTAACTGATTTACAACGTGCTATAAGAAAACACCATAACGAAAACTTTACTATATCATTTGACTGTGCAAGTCCATTCCTTGCAACCGCAAACGGTCAAATTTATGTTCAAACAGAAATCGAAGATAGAACTAAATGGGTATATAGAATGGTTCCGTCAGTTGACGACAAAAAGTATGCCAACGATACTAGACTATTCAAAGACGTAGTGATCCAAGATGCAGTTTTTGAAAATTTTGAATCTAGTCCAATTATTGATCAATGTAGTATAAAAGATGTATGTATATATGCACCTGGTGATTTAAACAAAATTGGTAAAGAAGGCAGTACTAGTTGGGATTCATTTAGCTATGCCATTCAAATGGGGCATAATGTTTGGGCGCATATTAATGCTGTACAAGAAGCCAATCGGCAATATGATTTGGGGAAAATTCCGTCAATGTTAGTTGACGAACGCTTTGATAGAGTTTATTATAAGGACATTGTTAACGAAATATTTTCTACAAGCGACAAAGGAAAGTCAGATAAAATCATTGAAGATTATTCCAAATATTGGATGAGTATTATTGGCACTAGAGGAGCAACAGGAAAAAGAACTGTAAACGCTCATACCTATGCAGATAAACTATTCGATATTGACGCCAACGTTGCTAATATTAAAATTCCTAAACTAACCGAACCTGTTCAAACAACCTTTGATACATTATTTGAATGACTTTACCAGACGAAAGATTTCGAGCTGTGCTTAGAACAAGAGAGCTTTTAGTAAACTTGTGTAACCCGCAGCATACTCCCCGAGTTCCTAAAATTATCAGAGATGAAGCAAGATGGTGTCTACGACACTATCCTGATCATTACGATATGAATAAAACATCTCAAACAAGTCCGGATATTTTTCAAGAAAGAATGGAACCTGTAACTAAACTTTTTAAACAGTACGAGGAAAGTAAAAATGATCACAATTAAAGATTTTATGGAAGTTGTTGATTACCGTATCACCGAAGGTAGTCAATACATGTGGAAATGCTACGGTTCCGATGCTTATAGATTAGACTCATGGAACGGTGACCACGACGGACATAGTGTTAGTATTGTATTCGATACCAAAACTCAAGAATTTTATGAAGTTAGTGTATATGATTATAAAAATCAACGTGCCTACAGATTAATTAATCCCAATTATAAATTTGCACACGACGACGAAGCTAGTAGTCGTGGTGTTGATCTTAATCAAGCATGGGACGATGTTAATTACACTGATTTGGATATTGCTGAAGATTTCTTAGAAAAGGCCGAGGCCATTGTTAATGGACAACCTTATGATGAAAGAGTAATGATTGAACTTGACTTACCAGAGAATTTAATGCTAAAATTATACGAGTTAGCACACAAACAAGACATTACACTCAATCAATTAGTTGAAAACATTATTAAGTTCGAAATAGAAAATAGAAAAAATGCAGCGTAATTATAAAGACGGTATTAAAAACGATGTAAATTTTTTCATCGGAAATGAAGTTGAACACACTCCTGCATTCGGAATGCGTACAATGTTTGTTACTGGAGTACACAACATAGACGATATAGAAAATATCGTTAATGAAGAAAATTCAAAACTAGATAGATCATATCACATCAAGCATATTTTCTTTGGGGCTAATCATAGTTTCAATCCTCAAACATACGAGGAACATAAATTATGGGAAGAAATGATATTTTATTTCCTCAGAAAAGATTATCTGTGTTCTCTTGATATTCCTATAAATCAAGTAGAGGAATTCCATGAATCAGGTTACTGTGAATATGATAATTTTATTCCTCAAATTCGTGTGCCGATTCCATATATAAAACTATGGAACTATAACACAATGGTTAAAATTGATGATAAAGATTTTAAAGCAACTAATCCTGGCGTATGGTCACACAGTCTACATACGCTAATGAATCGTAACAAATTTACAGACTGGTCGCAATACAATAATGACGAGATCGTTAAATGATTATTAAACAAGATGTACGTCCAAATAAAATGATTTGGGTTACCTTTCGTAAGGAAGGGATCCATTGTTACCCGGCAGCAGCCACAGACACTAACCTAGCAACAGGAGATGAATATGATGTATCGTTCCTTGCTCATCCTCACCGTCATATTTTTCACTTTCGTGTGTGGATCAGCGTTACTCATAACGACAGAGATATCGAGTTTATCCAATTTAAAAGATGGCTTGAAAAATTGTATAATAGCGAACAAGCTGTATTGTCGCTAGATCATAAAAGTTGCGAAATGATGTCAGATGAATTGTATGACATGATTTCCAATAAGTATCCAGGCAGAGAAGTTTGGATTGAAGTCTCCGAAGATGGAGAAAATGGTAGTTTTATCAAATATTAATAATTAACAACTAAGGAAAAATATGTCTCAAGAACGTCTTAAAAAATATTTTGTTATGAAACCTGAAGTAACAAAAATTTTCGATGATCTAGAAGCTTATCATAATTTTTGCAGATTCGAATTGCTGCCTTTTAATCCGGCAGATCTATATAACAAATCAAGCACTATCTGGAATCAATATCTGCAATCAACTAGACCTCGTAGATGGAAAAACGACAGACCTGGATCATATAACGGTCATAAAAAACACTATACAAGATAATGACAGTCTATATAGTAGATCTTGAGGCAGTAGAAACAAGGTATACTGCCCAATGGAAATCTCATTTACCTAGTATTTTAAAAAAGAAAGGTTATGATGTTCAAGTTATATCTGGCCCTGAGGATATTCCTAGTGCCACTACTCCTGGCGCCTTCCTTAATTTTGGCGGCACTAATGTCTATAAGTCTCGTCAAACTGAAGAGATTAGTAGACTGTTTACTACCGGTAAGATAAAATCATTTGATCACTTTGTGTTTACTGATGCCTGGCATCCCGGTATCATTAATTTAAAGTATATGAGCAGTCTGCTTAGTGTTCCAATTAAGATACACGCACTATGGCATGCCGGCAGTTATGACCCTCAGGACTTCTTAGGTCGTCTAATTGGTAACGAACCTTGGGTAAGACATGCCGAGAAGTCATTTTTTTATGCTATTGATTATAATTACTTTGCTACAAACTTTCATATTGATATGTTTGTACGCAATTTATTGAACAACGGGCTGACGGAAAATCCATGGCTAGAAGATGATTTGCAGGATGCGTTAAAGGGTGATTGGCCTAATGTTGTACGCACAGGATGGCCTATGGAATATTTTCATGACATTTTCACACAATATCAAGGAATGCCTAAGCGTGATTTAATTCTCTTTCCTCACAGACTGGCTCCCGAGAAGCAGGTCAATATTTTTAGAGATTTAAAAGAACTGTTACCACAATATGAATTTGTAATTTGTCAAGAACAAGAATTAACAAAAAACGAATATCATAACTTATTAGGCGAAGCTAAGATTGTGTTTAGTGCTAACCTACAAGAAACCCTAGGCATCAGCTGTTATGAAGGATGCGTACTCAATGCTATTCCTATGGTTCCAGACAGACTTTCATATACAGAAATGTATTTTGACACATTCAAATATCCTAGCAACTGGACAGATACTTGGGACAATTATTTGGACCATAGGCAAATGTTGGTAAAAACAATAATAGATCATATGACTTTTTACGAAACTAGACTGCCAATGTTGCATAAACAAACGGAGGCATTACGTGAGCAATACTTCGCAGGAACCAATTTATACAATAACCTTAGATGAACTTGAGCCGTTAAAGCCCGAGGACATTACTGTTACTTGGGATATGAATAGTCTTCCAAGTTTGACTACATCAGACATTATAACATTAACAGGTACACCTTATAATTCAGGATCTTATACAATAGGCAATATAGAAACAGTAGATTTATCTGGTATTGATTCTTTTACTACTTTTAGTAATTTTTATAAAGACGAGTTTGATGGTAGATTTCCAGATTACGAACGTGTTCAAGAAATGTGTAAAGAATATCCTGGACTGGAAATCGCATATCGAAAATTTAAAGAAGTTTATAAAATGGTTAAAGAAGATTTTGACGGAAAAGAAAGAGAACGTAAAGGATACAAGTAGTATGACGACGTTTACTATACCTACCACAACTACTGGCCAAATTTATGTGTCTGCTGGTAACGGTGGAAGCGGTGGAACAGGTTCGTTTACTACAAGTACAAGTACAACTACTCAATTCAATAACAGTAAGGGCAAACCTGTTATGGAAATTCCAAATAGCGACGACCCTAGTATCAAAATTAACGGCAGAATAGAATGGAATGGTGAAGACCTCCATAATAGATTAAAACGAATAGAAACTATGTTGAACATTCCTACAAGAGATGTTATAATGGAAGAGAAGTATTCAAAACTTAAGAAGATTAATGATGAATACAACAAAGCGTTAGCAGAATATAAAACTTGGGAAACTTTAAAGGGGTCAAAATGATTGAACAATTAATAACAGATCAAGCTGCATGGAAGCTTCGGTTAAAAATTAACAACTGTGTAAAGCCAGACGGCTTTAACCATCTTATGTTTACTGGAGAACAGTATAACGACGAAGGTGAATTAACTAATACTAGCACTTACGATTTTTTCCTTAGCAAAGAGGAAATTGGAAAGCTTTGGACAACCTTAGCAAACGGTGTACGATGAAAAAAATTTACTTAACTTGGAGAAACGTTCAAGGACACGTTCTTGAACTAGCTAAACAAATTAACAATGATAATTGGCGTCCGGATTATATTGTAGGTATTACAAGAGGAGGTGCTGTTCCAGCAGTAATGCTTAGTCAATATCTTGATGTTCCTATGCGACCATTACAGGTCAGTTTACGCGACGGTGGAGATTGTGTCAGCGACTTAGGTATGGCCGAAGATGCATTTGGTTATGTTCCTGAAGAAGTACGAGGGGAGTCAGGTACTCAAACTGATCCTGCTTATCGAAAAAAAATTCTTATTGTTGACGACATCAACGACACCGGTGCTACTATAGCGTGGATTAAGAAAGATTGGCCTAGCGGATGTTTACCAAATCATTTTGCTTGGGATACTGTTTGGAACAATAATGTTCGTTTTGCTGTAATTCATAATAATCTTGCCAGCAAAGAAGAAGTAGATTACTCAGCTAATGAAATTAACAAGGCTGAAGAGGATTGCTGGATAGTATATCCTTGGGAGAACTTTTGGCGTGGATAATAAAGAACTAGATCGTTTCTGCTGTAATTGGGATATTCAATTGAGGCCTAGTTCACGCACTATTAGAAAGGCTAAACCACCACAGGTTAGCACTTATCAGGATGCACATGATTTTTATTTTGCTACAGAAGATTTAGAGTGTTATGATATTCTAATACCTAAAGATAACTTTCATGCCTTAGCCGAAATTGATCAAAGAATGAATGACGTAATTGTTAAATCTCGTGGAGATCAAGATTACATCAATCATATAAAGCGTAAAGAAATGATTGAGATTAAAGCAAGAAATAATAACCCTGCTGTTAAAAAGGCCTGGGATAATTATTCTACATTAATGAATATGGTTTGGAACGAGTATGCTGACAGATATTGAAAAGGCCTTAAATGAAAAAAGAGCACCGTGGACAGAAATTGAATACAGAACTAAAGACTTCTGGGTCTTCAGAGACGCTTATGCAGTTACCCCAGGGCATTTGTTATTTGTGCCTACCCAAGAAAACTGGACTAATCTCTGGGAGTGCTACAAAGCAGCCTACAAGTTCGGACACGAGGGTGTTGAAGCTGAAAGGTGGGATGCTTTTAACATCGGCCAAAATGTTGGAGAAGCAGCTGGACAAACAGTGATGTATCCCCACGTACACATGATACCACGACGTATAGGCGATATGGAGGATCCAAGAGGTGGAGTTAGACATGTTATACCCGAAAAAGGAAACTATAAAAAATCCACACACAGTATGGATCAATTGGCAGCACCCTGATATGCCGTGGACTGAAATCTGTGCTAAGGTAATGGAAGTATTTGGATTACCTGGTCACAGATATACTAGTCATCCTACTACACACTTTATGACATTTACATTTAAATCAGAAAAAGATCGTGTATTATGTGAAATATTATTAAGCGAGTATTTGTAATGTATGAAAAAATAGGAATTATTGGTCATGGCTATGTTGGAGAAGCAATAGCACAAAGCATAGTGCCTCCATTTCAAGCAGTTATTATTGATCCAGCCAAGGGATGGAACACAACTTACTATGATCTAAAAAAAGAATGTTCTTGTGTGTTTATATGTGTCCCAAGTCCGCAAGGTGCAGACGGACAATGTGATACTAGTATTATTGAGAGTGTTTTAAAAGAATTGCAATTTGGATTTACTGGAACTATTATTAGTAAAGTAACTGCGCCGCCAGACTTTTACGAAGACTGGGGTAAACTGTTACCTAATTTAGTTTACGTTCCAGAATTTCTTAGAGCCTCATCTGGTATAACAGACTTTGCTAGAGCAGAATGGACTATAGTTGGCGGCACTGTTGGTGCTTATCAAAGAGAAGCAATAAGAATTATTAAACAACTGCAAACCGAACTTAGGCATATTGAACTATGCGGTATCGGTGAAGCAGCATTTGTCAAATATTCCATTAACAGTTTCCTTGCTACAAAAGTTGTCTTTATGAATGAACTATATCAATTATCCGATAAGAAAGGTTACAATTGGAGGCAACTGTCTAATTTGATTAATATGGACAAGCGCATAGGCGATAGTCATATGCAAGTGCCCGGGCCTGACAAGTATTATGGGTTCGGTGGAGCATGTTTTCCTAAAGATACAGAAGCACTATTAAAATATGCAGATGATCATAGTGTAAACCTAAATACTCTTGATGCAGCCGTAAAGAAAAATACTAGGAAAGCGTTTCTGGGCAGGAGACAATATCAGCGACTATCTTCATGACAGCGACAAAGAGCACTTAATTAATGAAGCTACAGAAGCATTTGAAGGTGTACTAGACACACTGCTGATTGATCGCGAAAACGATCCTAACAGTAAAGGCACAGCCCGCAGGCTTGCTAAAATGTATTTCAACGAAATAATGGCAGGAAGATATGACCCGGCGCCGGACTGTACAGCATTTCCTAACGATTCAGAAGAACGATATGAAGGAATGTTAGTAGTACGTAGCGAATTAAGAAGTATGTGTAGTCATCATCATCAACCAGTTAATGGTGTAGCATATATTGGTATCATTGCTGCTAATAAACTTATTGGCTTATCTAAGTACACTCGAATCGCTCAATGGTGTGCTAGACGCGGTACTCTACAAGAAGAACTGGCCAACGATATTGCAAGAGAAATTAGTCGAGCTACTGACGCTAAAGATGTAGGTGTGTACATTCAGGCCACACATGGCTGCTGTGAGAATCGAGGTATTATGGCACATAGTAGTCTTACACAGACTACAGTATTAAAAGGTGCGTTCAAAGATGATCAAGGCACTAAAAAAGAATTCTTTGATAACATCAAACTACAACAAGATTTTGCTCCAAGATAATAAAATGAAAGAAACTTAAATGTGACTTTAATTAACAAAGATGATATAATAGAAGTAGATGAAGATCAGTATCTTTGTTTAACAGGAACACTTGAAGAACAATTTAGTTTTCAAATTATAAATGGAGAAAAATGGGATCTACTAGGAGATGAGGAATTTCCTGTCGACTGGTGGCCCGAAAGAAGAGAAGCTAACGATTACTATATTGGATGGACTGCCGAAGAATTTTTATTATGGGGGCATTCGCCGTTAATAGATGATCTATGCAACTATCGTAATTTATTAAACAAGGAGAAATAAAATGAATATAGGCGACAAGCTAGCAAAAGTAGGAGATAGTTTTACTATCAATATGTATGACAACGGATTTATGGTAGAAGTGTCGGGACGTAATTCCGACGGCGACTGGGCAACTGCTAAAGTACTTTGTCAAAATTTAGAACAGGTAGTTTCTATAGTTACTGAAGTTTCATCAATGGAAAGAGAGTAATGGACAAAAAAGTCGAAGATGTTATTCATAGGATGAAAAATCTTAGAGAGTACAAAGTAGTACGTAATGTCTCCGAAGGATTTGTTCTTAATGGCAAGATGCCGTATGATGTTAAGCTTGACAAAAACAATGTATTGACAGTAACATTAATGGCTGTTGATAGAGAAGAAGCAGAACGTCGCGTTAGCGAATTTATTGCAGGAATGAACGATGATTAAAAAATGGTTTAAGAAAAAATTCAGAGATTGGTCTAAGGAAGCGTGGGACGCCGGTATGGAAAAATCACAATCTTTAGGCATTGGTATTCCTAACAGTGTTTATGAAACTCGTCAATTGAATAGCGATGCTGTTTTACAGTTTACTGTATACAATGCTGTTGGCGGTAAAGTAGTAGAATTTAGATATCATGATCGTAACAGTGATCGTAGTCATAATCAGATGTATGTTATTGGTAAGGATGAAGACTTTGGAGAGAAAATAGCTAAGATAGCCACATTAGAGGTATTAAAGCAATGACACCGCAGATACCTGCAGAAGGAATTTATAAAACGGGCGAATGGGGGGACTCAGTGTCTTACCGTATTGCCTGTAATTGTCACGATGCAAATCATTCTCACGATCTTTGGGTAGAAGCCAGCGACATAGGTATAGATATTACAATCTATACCACAGTTAAATCTAAATGGTGGTCTATTAATCGACTAAAACAAATTTGGATATTATTAACTAAGGGCTATATAGAGACAGAGTCGTCGATTTCTCTTACAACACAACAAGCTCTTAATTATTCTGAAGTTTTAAAATCTTCTATAGAATATGTAGACAAATTAAGAGAAAGTTATATTAGAAAGAAAAAAGATGAGTAAAATAAAAATAGCAGAGCTTTTTTATAGCATACAAGGCGAAGGACGCTTTATGGGTGTTCCTTCTGTTTTCTTACGTACATACGGTTGTAATTTTAAATGCGCCGGATTTGGTATGCCACGCGGTGAGATTAGTATTGAAGCAGATGATATTGCATATACACATGCCAATATTGAATCTTTTCATAAGTACGAAGAACTGCCGTTAGTTACTACAGGCTGTGATAGTTATGCAAGTTGGCATCCAGCATTTAAAGATCTAAGCCCTATGCTAACTGTAGATGCTATAGTTGATAGAATAATGGAATTACTTCCTTATAATAAATGGCGCAGTGAGCATCTTGTTATTACAGGCGGTGAACCTTTGCTAGGTTGGCAACGTGCTTATCCAGATTTGTTAAGTCACGATAAAATGAAAAAATTAAAAGATATAACATTTGAAACAAATGGTACTCAAGAAATATCTAAAGATTTTAGAAAGTACTTAGAAAAGTGGACACACAAACAAGGGTATCACAATCTTACGTTTAGCGTGAGTCCAAAACTAGGTGTAAGCGGAGAGAAGAAAGAAGACGCTATACGTCCAGATATCGTTAGAGAATATGAAGAACTAGGACACACTTATCTAAAATTCGTAGTCGCCACTGAAGAGGATCTTAAAGATGCAGAACAGGCAGTTCAAGAATATCGCGATAACGGTTTCGAAGGTCACATTTATCTTATGCCTGTCGGGGGTGTTGAACGGGTGTACAATCTTAATAATAGAACAGTGGCACAGATGGCAATGCAAAAAGGATGGCGGTACAGTGATCGACTTCAAGTGCCGTTATTTAAAAACG